TTGTTCTTAATTGTTGTTATTATCTTTTCTGGTGTTAACATTTTTATTTCACTCATTATGTTGTTACCTCTTTCTTAATGTTTAAATAGCTAATAGCTACATCAAACGAGTCTGTTGTGCTTGATTGTACTGTAAAGGTTTTACCACCTTCTACTATCAACGGTTGGGTTAATAATTCTGTTGTAACATTAGCTGTTAATGCTGTTGATTTAATGGCTGTAATACTGTTGTTTGTAATAGTTACTACTGGTGTCCCAGCTGCTGTAACTAGTATTGATTTAATAACTATAGTTTCATTAACTGCAGGAACACTTAATCCAAAAGGTGTGAGTGCACTTCCTGTTGTACTATTATCTACACCTACAAATTTATATTGATTTACTACTGCCATTATTCTAAAAAGAAACTTCTAGCTTCTATCTCCTGTTTTAATTCTTCTTGAAATGTAGTGTTAAGTTTTTCAAGAACGGCATCTAAATCTCTAACTAAAGATTGTGCTACATCTTCTTCGTATTCTGAACTTGCTCTAGTTAATGTCTGTACTATTTTAGCCATTATATTCCTAACATGTTTTTTAACACATTATATCTATTTAGTTCTGAGTCAGAAATATTTCCTGACTGTAGTTTTTGTAGTAATAATATATACTCATTATAATTACCTGCTTGGTTATCTAGTGATGCTATTCCGTCTCCATCACCACCATTGTTAGTAGTTGTATTATTTTTTGTAGTAGATTTAGTTGTAGATGTTTTATTTCCGTTAAACAGATCAGCAATTGGATTTTTAACATCCAAAGTATTAATTACGTCTCTTTCATCTAAAAAATCTTTAGCAACTTTAGCAACTTTATATGCTTTCATACCTGTTGCAAATTTAGGTCCAAATATTTGAGGTGCATAAAACATACCAACACCTTTTACAAATTTTCCTAAACCAGTATCAAAAAAAGGTTCTTTATAATTTTTAGATCCACCTCCATAAGGTGTAAACTTAGTTCCTAGTTGATTTGCTCTTATTGCATTATTAGTATTTAAAGTTTGTATAAAATCTCTTTGTGCAGATCTTCCTTGATCTCCTGTTACAAAAGCATCGTTGTAATCACTTGGTTTTGTACCAGAAGTTCCAGGTTTTTTAGAGCCTCCACCTTTTACAATACTTTTTGAAACATAGTTTGCTATGTAATCATCTCTAGGATTTCCTGTGTCTTGTTTCCCTGCTCCGCTTGTATTACTAGATTTACTAGAACTACTAGATTTACTAGAAGTACCACCTTGATATGCACCTTCTCCTCTGTAACCTGGTCTTGAACCATCTAAAGTTTTAGCAACTCTTTGGCCCATTGCATACATTTGTCTAGCTTGTTGTAATCTTGTAATTGACATTATCGTCTTCCTCCAGCATGTATATCTAATCTAAAAGTTCCAAGTTTCCAACTAGTATCGACAGCTGTATTAGATATTGTAAGAGCTATAGCTCTTGCTCTTGCTCGTGTGTCTACTTTTGTTGTGCTAGACGATATAGTAAAAGGACCCAATGATGAACTTGCTGCCGTATCACTAGGATAGTTTCTTAAATCTAATTGTATAATAGAATTTCCTTGTTGAGATATAAAGTCAGGAATAATTCTACTAACTCTCATAATGTTTTCACCATCACCTCTAAGATCACCTAAATTAGTCGCTGCTCCTCTAACAACTTTTTGTGTAATGTCATAATCACCAGAAGTAATGTCAGCGGGAATAGCTGTTGTTACTCCTAGTCTTACTTGATTAACTCCTGTTTCATGTTCATAGTAATATGAAATTCCCTCAGTGTTACCAGTTACATCAAAAGACGTATCTGTGCCTGCATCATATTGAGTTGCATGAGGTAATCCAAATACAGAAGAATCTTGCCACGTAGTTCTAATAAATAAAGGACTTGCATTTACAAACCATATAGGTCGTTTAGATGTAGAATCTAAGTAACTATATGTAACTGATTGTGTATTTACATTAGATCCAGCTTCTGGATAAAACCATGTTACTTCACCAAACAAGTTATTAATACCGGCATAAACCATTTGATTAGATGTTGTATTTAAATTGTCATAAACATAATCTTCTACCAAACAGTCCATAGATTCTAGTTTACCTGTATATCTAAAAAAACCATTGTCAGACATCCAATACGCAGCACCATCAACTTCAACAGCAGCGTTCTTACCTATCAATCCACAGTTAGTACCAACTTGTTCAAAGGCAAAAGTAAAAGGAGTTCCAACAAAACGCATAGTAAATAAAGCTGTATCACTCCAAACATATAATGCATTTCTACCAAGCTTAGCACCCATGATCCGTGATCCAGCGGCCAGTCTTTGTGTACCAGCACTATTCTCAGCTGTAGGTGTATAATCATTTATATTTTCTTGAGACGAGAATCTTATAAACATGTCATCTTGTGTAGCTTTATTTCCAATAGTTGTTTCTGTTCCAAAAAATACTAAGTGACGATCAGGAGTAGATACTAACATATCTCTAGACGCTGTAGGTGCACCAGATATAATAGTTGCTCTTGTTGCTGTTGCATTAGATGCATCAGCATTCCATTCAAAACACTCACCATTAAATATTAAAGCAATAAGTGTACTTCCTAAATTATCTAATGACCACATACCAGGTTCTGCAACTTTATCCGTGGTTGATGCTGCTTGGCCCCAAGCTGAGTAAGAACTAAAATTAGTAACTGTTGCACCATCGCTGTGAGCAGCTCTAGTTGAACCTCTAACGGCTCGGGTAATTCCAGTAAAACTTGTGGTAGTAATCCCTGTGTAAGATATTTCTTCAGTGCCTACTTGTATAAAATTAGTTCCTGTGCTTGGAAATCCAGTTGTGCTTGCTACATTAATTGTAGATCCTGACCCACCAGTTCCGTTTGCATCATCATTTAAACCACCGTTTAAAGTTGTTGTTTGTGGATTTGTAACGGTACCACCCCATTGAGATATACCATAACCAAAAACTCCAACCTGTTCAGCTGGTCCTACATGATAGTATTGAAAAAAAGTTATACTTCCAGATGTAGTTGCACCTGCGCCACTTTCATTACTACCAGCATTTATTTCTAAAGTTGTAGTTGTTGGCACAGAAGTTACCATAAATTTTTTATCACAAAAAGTTGTAGAAGAAAAATTAGAACCTGTAATAGCTGTAAAAGTAGAAGAATCACCAAACAATATAATGTCCCCTACTTCAAAACCATGTGATGCAGAAAACGTTAAAGTTACTGTTGGTTGTCCATTAGTTGTGCTAAAAAAATTAGTAACAGCTGTTCCTGATGGATTAACTAAAGGATGAATATCATAATATACACCTCCTGTATAAACATATAAAATTCTGTTAGTTCCAATTAAAGCGTATTTAATACCTTCTTTATTAACCATGTGATGCAAACCTCTAGCTGCACCCGTTAATTTACTACCCCCTAATTGAGACCAGCCACCTATTTTTTCAGGTGTACCATACCTAAAACGCACATTTTCACCACCAGTCCACTGAGACTCAGCGCCTGTTGATGTAACTTGTTTATTAAACCCTGGTAAAAATCCTAATTTTTGTAGCATACTTATCCTAATATATTAGCACTCTATACTATATATTATAATTCTTGTAAATCTAGCTATTAGTGACTGAAATTAGAATTAAAAGCTATTACGGTCTTTCTTTTTTTGTCTATACTGGGAGCGCTATGCAGTAAATGCGCTGGAAAAGTTATTACTTGTCCTTCTTTAGCTTGGTACTTAAAGAGTTTATCTCTTACTTTTATCTGCGTTCTGTATGTGGTAGATGGCATTTCTAAAAAATATACATTAGCCCAATTAGTTTTTGCATGGTTGTGAAATATATGGTGGGCTCCATCATGGTATTGTTGAAACCAAGCGTTAGCTATATGCCATTGGGTTGCTTTAAAGTAATCTTGCATTCTATCCATAGTCTCATCTATTACTTTTTTATAAAAATAATCTAGGTATTTTCTTTCTTGTTCTAAAGGCAGTAACCAATCAGACTTACTATTTTGTTGTGATTGACTAAAAGGCATTTTATCAATTAAATCTAAAAGTATTTTCTTATGTTTTTTATGATCTTTAACAGTAGATATTATAAAGTCTGTTGTTATATTTTTTATCTCCATTTTGGACCTGTTATAAAAATAGCTATTGTTTTCCTTGTTCCCTGAGTAACGGGTGTAACTTCGTGACTCATAAAGCCATCGAATAATATCATGGATCCTGGTTTTTTAAAATCTTTAATAATCTCTGGTCCTTGATTAAATAGTCTTAGGTCTCCGCCTTTGTAAGAAGTATCAGACATGTTGATAAGCAATGTGCCTTTGACATCAAAGTTTTTACCTTCAGGACTTCTGTCAACATGCCAACTATAATAGTCTTTTTCTTTTGAGGTATATG